CCTTACTATCCCATTCAGCAACATCTATAGAAATTAAATCGTCACCTATAACACTCTTAAAATGCTTTTTTGCATTTAATAATACACTCATTCTAACTCCTTTATGTTACACTGTAGTCAATGCTCCAGTGCCTTGAAAATCGAAACTAACTGACACTACGTCTGACATACCAGATGATGCGTTCGATCCAGTGATAATGGCGTCACCCGAGTATGCTAGACCATCTACTGTATCAAGCACCAACGCCACTTCTGTGCCTATTGGCATTGCAGTTTGTTGACCGCCACCCGTATCTAACCAACATTCAACTGAACCGCTCCACCCTGTTAATGAGCCGACGTAAGTTTTATTAGTTGACCCCATGGCCGACGTTTCTAGCACGTCCGCCTCTTGTGACACGGACCATGAAGTAACGAGTGCTATATTACTACCACCTGCTGACACTGTTCCATTTTTACCTTTTATAACTGCCATAATAAATCTCCTTTAAGATTATTTTGTTAAATCACCTGATTGGTGAATATATTCAACGGTTACCATCATTTGAATAGCACCCATTGGGAATATCACACCTTCATCAGTAATGACTTCCGTTACGATTGTATCGATAGCATACGCATTACGTGTTCTATCTATATACAATTTTTCTTCTAATACGTCGGCTAATTTGTTTCGAGCAGTATCTAAATACTTCCCTTTAACGAAACCAGTTAAAACATATTCTATTGTTCCCATTCTATTACCCATACTAGATTCAGTCTTTATTTCTGAACCAGTCTGAACTAGCACGGCAGGAAACTGTGCCTCACTTAATTCGTCAAGTTCGAAAACATCTCTGGATGTGTATCGAACTGACTTAATACTTTTAATCGCCTTAATTATATCCTTAGCAATGTTTTCTCTATAACTTAATTTGATATTGCTCATAAGTACCTCTTAAATGTTTTACCAAATCTCTTTTTAAGTTTCTTCCATTCTGTTTCGTTAGCACCCATAAATGGTCTTTTTTTACCAACATGACCTGCTTTGTTCTCTTCTTTTTTATTACTGAATCCAATTGTATATGAATTCTTATTGTTCTTTTTAACTTTCATTGCGTCTAACATATCGCCAGTACGTCTTAAATTAACTGTGGAATCACCCTTTAGTTCAGCATATTTTTTAGTATACTTCTTAAATGGTCCATTAACTCCGCGACCTTTAGCAGTACGTGCCAATATAATCGTCTTCAACTCTTCAGCAAATACCTTAGTCCCTTCTGCCATTCCTTTCTTCACTTTGCTTTTCAATTTGTTCGTCTGATTACGAAAGTGTTTTTTATCTAATCCAGACATTATCTATACAACCTGTCGCTGAAGTGCCTTGGTCTTTCTTCTGAGGCTGTAATAGTTCCATCTGCATTATCATCATATTTAACACCGTCATATAATATAGAGTTGAACTCTTCTTCATATTTATGTGTGTAATGTTTCATCATAACCTGGAATCGATCGTGAGACCCCTCTTCGTTCCACTTCGTTAGTTGTGGTAGGGCATATTCAGACAATACTAAGTATGAAGCACATTTAGTAAATTGAGTTTCATCTAACAAAGACAGGGTCATTTCGCTGCCACTGTTCTCTTTGTTATTCCACCATTCTTTTCTTAATCTACGAAGGATATCGTCACGGGCTTTTGGATGTTCAGCCGTGAACTCATCGATACCATAATTTAGAATCTCTGGTAAATACTCTATTAAGTTAGCGTCAGTTGACATTGTCATTATATTCTCCTAGTATGATATGAGGGTTTTTACACCCTCATATATTATAATCTTATATTAAGAATTATGTCGCGTCTACAATTAGAACACCACGAGTAGCATCAATAGTAGCACAACCAAAGGCTGCTGAAGCAACTACATCAAAACCAACTGCTGCCGCTCTACGCTCAACTTCTAGTTTAATGCCACCTGCTGTAGCGCCTCTCATAGCGTCACCTGAGAAGATTGCTGCCTTAGGGTTCACAACTCCACCTGGGATAGTTGTGTCGTTAAGGTATGCAGATACAAACATGTTAACGCCTGCAATCTTGCCAAAGAAACCATTTCTTAGGGCTGCAGTTTGGAAGTCACCGCCACCATAGGCTGCGTTACCAATTGCTGTCATAAGACCTGCGTATTGTGAAGTAGAAACGATACCGAATAACTCGCCCGTTTCACCAGCACCACGAATAGTTGCAACTGCTTCGAAGATATCAGCCAAAACTAATGTTGATGTCGCTCCGCCTGTTAATAACATTTCTTGTGCAGTAAGTCCACCCATAGCCGCAGTAACCGATGTGTCTACTGATTTTGCTACGGAATTTCCCAGGATACGACCAATCTCTTGTGGAGAAACGCCACCTAAGTCTCTCACAACAGAACGAGCCGCGTGAAGGTCTAAAGTGATGTGGTTTTGTGCATCTGTTACTGTTTTAGACTCTAAGTCTACACCAGTTGATGCTTCAGAACTAAGAACTACCGCTGTGATAGCGCCCATTACTGGTACTTGTGCTGTGATTGAACCTGCTGGTACTGTTACCATAGGAACGATTCCACCACTAAGGTATAGTGATGATTCTTGCGCGGCATATACTGTCGCGGCTTTTGTGTTTACCATCAGTTCATCTAAATTGATACCTGATAAATATGCTTCATTTGCCATGTTATGACTCCTTTAATATTGTTATAGTTTCCCGGCAGACATTAACTCTTTATAAGTTTTTCTGTCATTAGGGTTAGTCATATCCAAATTAGATATGTCTACTTGGTTTGTTGTTGATTCTCCCACTGTACCTACAGAACCAGAACCACTCGGTCCCGCTCTTAAGAAATGTGGTGACGCATCTAAGAAATCGTTAACTAAGGATTCAACTGTTAAAGGTGATGCTGTATTTTTATCATACATAACTTCTCCCTTATCGTTGAGAACATGTACTTCACCTTCGTCTGTTAATGTTACTCTATCTTTCAGTAGCATTGCTACTTGAGACGGATTGACTGCATTACGCACTCCAGCCGCTGTAAGTATTGCACCATCAACTTGAACGCTGTGAAGTTTAGATTTCACCGAGTTTAATCTGCTATCAAAGTCTGTCTTTTGTTCAGACAGTATTTGCTCAAATTCTCCTCGACTCTTCTGTTCTTCTAGTTTAATTTTTTCTTGGTCTGCTTTAAGTGAACGATATTCAGTGATGTTAATATCATCGTATTTCTTTGACTGTTTTGCAAGTCTAGATTTTACGATAGCATCAACTTCATCCTGATTAAAAGTTCTGTCCTGAGTATCAAGTTCAACGGAAGTCTCAGTGGCTTCATTATTCTGTGTTGTTCCTACGTTTGTTTCTTCTACGGTAGTCATAGTATCCTCCTCCTGGAGTGTGTGAATATTAAAGCATTGCTCTAATACTAGTATTTATTTAAGTTATAATAATGTACATGGAATACGTCTATTATTCTGTAATTCCTGGGACATCGGTTTCTTCTATCTTAATAACCTCTGCATTGTCGATTTCGTCAACAATCTCATCTAACATATCACCGTTTTTAACAACTATACGGGCGATTTGCTTATCCAATTCTTTGTTAAGTGTTAAACTTGGTAGACCCATTTCACGTACTGTCTTGTAGTTTGCTAGGTCATTGTTTTCATCACGTAAATCGAATTTCTTTTTGTACTCTATTAAGAAGTCGTCATCAGCAGTAACGCCTGTCCATATTTGGAATAACTTCCATATCTTAAGTTCTAATCGTTCTAATGAGTCTGCCTTATCTCCAAGTCTTGTGTTCAGCATACTAAATTCTGTTTGTAGTGCCACACCACTGGTAGCGAAAGTTCTAGACCCTACTACTGCTTCTAAATGTGTCATCTTAAGTATCATGGTCTGATGTTCTTTTAATACTTTTACAATTGAATCAATATTTGACGATGAAGGTTGTAACAAGTATGGCTTCAATTCACCAGGTGTTGTTTCATCCATTTCTATAATTGCACCTGCTCCACCTACTGCTGATGTACTTGATGTTTTAACAAGTGATGGATGACCACTTATACGAATGGCTTGCTCAGCCTCTGACATTAGGTTGAATATTGCTTGTTGTATTTTTGCAACATCGGCTATATCAGATCCACCTAATCCACGAACGTGTGATGGGTTTGCTTTTATCATAGCAAATGGTATTTGACCAATTGCATTTGTTCCTTCTTCTAATAATTTTAATTTATCGTCTTTTTTATCAAGTTGATAACGACAGATTGTTTCATTGGTCCATATTTTTACAATTAAAGTCTCATCGTCTTCGTGTTCTTTTTGTTTTAAGTAGTCTAATTGGAATCTACCATTAACTCTTGTGTACGTCCAATCTAATATATTCTCTGGTGTTATCAATTGAGCATATGGTCTAATACCTTGTGCAATCTCTTGCTCTAATGTTATTGCAGAATCTGATTGTGGCTTATCTACAAGTACCCAGCAGTGACCATATATCATAGCAAGACTGTTAGCCTCTTTCATAAATTGGTCGATGTCAGTCCCGTCCAAATCTATATCAGATATCCAGTCTTCCAAAAACGGAAGTTTGTTTAGGTTACCTAACGCTCTCACTGGTAAACTTCTAAACAAGAATGCTTTGTACGTGTCAACAATCATTTTACAACTATTCTCAAGTGCTGTATAGTTTAATCTCTGCTCATACTGACGACCAGGTTGTTGGTCTTCATTCATATATCGTCTTAACATCTCTAAACTACTGTTACGATAGTCAAATCCACCGTTGAATGATGCCCAGAAATAACGCCATCTTGGTAGATGTTTAGCGTAGACTGGATTGACTTCTTTGATTGTGTCTTT